AGGTTGTAACACACCTCATTGAGGAAGGTTACGCAACCGATTCTGATTCCGCAGATTCCATCATTCAAGGAATGAGCGAACAGTGGTTTGAGCTCATTACGGAGAATTGACAATGGATAGGATTAGTCCGAAAGAAGTATTATCAATGATGGATGCAGTTGCTCAGGTTTATGAGCAACAGGGAGAAAATCAAGTTGATGAGGCTTATTCTCAATCTGAGCGACAAGCTGCTCAAGATGCACTTTCAAAACGTGCTCCATCCACTCCTGACTATGCATCAATGAGTGATGCTGAGTTTGCTGAACTTGTCAAAAAATCTGGAAATCCAGAAGGTCTCATAGCAAAAAGAAAAAATCAGCAAGCGGCAGCAGCAAAAAACACTGCTCCTGCAGGAGCATTTAATATTTCTCCAAAGGGATCTGAAAAGAGAAAAGAACTTGAAGCACAGATTAAGCGTGATAATGCAGCAAGAACTGATGACCAGCGTGTTCAACCAAAACCAGCAACTCCTCAAGAGAAAGCATATGGTTCTAGGTCTAGTTTAAATAAGGATCAGCAAGCAGTTAATAGAGAATATGACCGCTTGAGAAAGACTGATCCCGAAGCTGCTGTAGCATATGGTAAGAAGATGGCAGCTAGAGGTGCTACTAATAAGAATTTTAAACTTGAAAAACCAACTCAAGCGCAGAGTAATCCTACTGCAGCACAAAAGCAAGCATCCGTTGATGCTGCTATCAAGAGTGTTAACACACCAGAAAAAGTGAATAGGCAAGCACCTGCTGGTACTGCCCTTCGTGCTCAACAAGACAAGCAAGCTGCTGCTAAATCTCCTGCTGCAAGACCTGCTGCTACTGGTGCCGCTACTCCTGCTGTAAAAGCACCTGCTACTCCTGCTGCTAAACCTGCTGGTTCAATCGCTGATAGATTGCAGCAAATTCGTGATATGAGAGCAAGGTCACAATCTCGTATTGCTGCACAGGGTGGTACACCCGCAACATCTGCTGTAAAGGCTCCTGCTCCAAGCACTACTGGTGCAACTACAACACCTACAGCAAAACCTGTTGATCAAAAAAATAAAAAACCACTTAACAACGGAGATCCAATGGAACGTATGACAGGAAAGGGAGCAGCATCCCTTATGGAAACTTATTCTAAAGTTTACGAAGAAAGAGAACCTCAAGCAATTGATGAGGGCATCATGGGTGCTCTTGCAAAGGTTGGTGAGGTAGTAGCAGAAGAAAAAACTGCTGCTGATCCTGGTATGAAGGCAAGAATGGGTAAGGAAGCACCTAAAAAAGGTGGTTATCAACTTCCTAAGAGAACTCCTGAAAACGCAAAGAACGTTGAGTATTATAAGGATGATGCAGACCTCTTTGATATCATCAAGGGTCACTTCATTGAGGAGGGTCTCACCGAAGAGGAAGCACTTGTTAAGATGTTTGAACTTACTGAAGATGAGAAAATTGAAATTCTAAATAAAACCACTACGGAAGAAAACTCATGAGCAAATTCGGAGATTTGATGAGGGGTAATGCTCCTGCAGCACCTACTCCTCCAGCACCAGTATCTGCACCAACTCCAGAAGCAGAAGATGTTGCACCCCCTGCACCAGTGATTAAAAAGGCACCTGTTCTGGAAAATATGAACAAGAAAGAACTTGAAAAGTATGGTAGAACTATTGGTATTGAACTCGATAGACGCCATAGCAAGGATTCTCTGATCAAAGAACTTAAAGATGTAGAGAATGAGTGAACCAGTTTATAAACTGGCACACGGGGGGTCTTTGGACCCCCTTTTTTATTGTATAATTACTTCAGTTAAAACAAACAACCCAATGGGACTGTCCAAGCAAAACATCATTACCTCTCTCCAAGAGACTTATGGTGAATCTGTCACTAGTGCAGATATCCGTGCTTGGTGTGCAATGAACGATTGTAACTACCAAACCATCTCTAACAAGATTGCTGATTGCAAAGTTGGTCGTGGTAAGTGGAATCTGACTGTACAAGAGAAACTAGAACAAACTTATCAGGCACCTCCTGCATTGCCTGCAACCGAGCAAAACCTTATCCCTACGAAAGATGATTCCTTCGTCAAGTTTGGCAATTTTGGTGACATTAAAAAAATTATTGAGACCCGTGTCTTCTACCCTACGTTTATCACGGGTCTCTCGGGTAACGGTAAAACGTTTTCTATTGAACAAGCGTGTGCCCAACTCGGACGGGAACTCATCCGTGTAAACATTACTATTGAAACTGATGAAGATGATCTCATTGGCGGTTTCCGCCTTGTTGATGGTGCAACCGTCTGGCACAATGGCCCAGTCATTGAAGCACTCGAACGAGGTGCTGTCCTGCTCCTTGACGAGGTTGACCTCGCCTCTAATAAAATTCTCTGTCTCCAAAGTATCCTTGAAGGAAATGGAGTCTTTCTTAAGAAAATTGGCAAGTTTGTCCGACCCAGTGCAGGTTTCAACGTCATCGCAACCGCAAACACTAAAGGCAAAGGTTCAGACGACGGACGATTCATTGGAACTAACGTGCTCAATGAAGCCTTCCTTGAACGATTCCCAGTGACCTTTGAGCAGGAGTACCCCACCACTGCTACTGAAACTAAGATTCTCAACAAACTGTGTGATGATGAGAACTTCTGTAAGCGACTTGCAGACTGGGCAGATATTATCCGTAAGACCTTCTATGATGGTGGTATTGAAGAAATCATCAGCACCCGCCGTTTGGTTCATATTGTGAAGGCGTATAGTATCTTTAAAGATAAGGCAAAGGCAATCCAGGTCTGTGTCAATCGCTTTGATGATGAGACTAAGCAGGCATTCCTTGAACTGTATGACAAGGTAGATGCTGATTTCCAAATGCCCGTTGACGAGACCACTGTCTCCTGATATAATAGATTATGACTAATTCATGGTCCATGCTTTACGATGAAATTTTGAAAATGGATGAAAACGATTTTACTGTTCATATGACGGACACCTCTACAGGTTCTATTGACCTAATCAATCCTAGAACACCTTGGAAGTATAGTGAAGAGGAAATTCTTCAAGAACTTCTTGAATATGTTCGGGGAACTTACAATCAGCACTATTCTGCTGGTGACGACAAAATTCAGACACTTGATCTGATTGAAGCATGTGGTGACGGTGAAGCATTTTGCCGTAGCAACATTCTCAAGTATGCCTCTCGGTATGATAAGAAAGGCACTGCCCGTCGTGACATTATGAAGATCTTGCATTATGCTGTCCTTCTGATGCACTTCAACGATAAAAACGCAAAACGCGAAACCTACCCCCAGTGATGAAATTGAATCCCAATACTATGAAACTATCCGACAACACTCTCACCGTTCTCAAGAACTTTGCTGGTATTAATAACTCTATTCTTGTGAAAGAGGGTAATCGTCTTCGTACTATCTCTGTTGCCAAGAACATTCTTGCCGAAGCAGATATTAAAGAAGACTTTCCTCGTGATTTTGCTATTTACGATCTTAATCAATTTCTAAATGGTTTGAGTCTTCATCAGGATCCTGATCTTGACTTTAAAGAAGATTCTTACCTGAGTATTAAAGAAGGCAAGCGTCGTGTTAAGTATTTCTACGCTGATCCTAATGTCATCATTTCTCCTCCCGAAAAAGAGATTAACCTGCCCACTCAAGATGTCTGTTTTCAGTTAGATAGTGCATCTTTGGAAAAATTGGTAAAAGCGGCACAGGTTTATCAACTTCCTGATTTTTCTGCTGTTGGTGAAGCAGGTGTAATTAAACTGGTAGTTCGTGATAAGAAGAATGATACTTCTAACGAGTATGCTATCGTTGTTGGTGAAACTGATAAAGAGTTTACTTTTAACTTCAAAGTAGAAAACATCAAGATTATTCCTGGTGCCTACGATGTGGTTGTCTCCTCTAAACTTTTATCACAATTTATCAATACCAAATATAATCTGACCTATTATATTGCTCTGGAACCTGATTCGACCTTTGGATGAACTATTAGTTAGGATGCGAATTGCGGGCAGCATTGGAGTCATTGTTGCCTACTTCGTTATTCTTCACGTCAGCTCTTTTTGGGGAGTTGCACTGCATTTCATTGCAGATCTAATTACAATTCCATACTTTATTAGAACAAAAGCATGGGATCTTGTTATAATGTTGACATTCCTACTATCCATCAGTGTTAGTAAACTTGTATTATGAGTGATTTTATTTGGGTTGAAAAATACCGACCTAAGACTATTGAAGAGTGTATCCTCCCTGAACAAACTAAGAAGACTTTTCAAGACTTCCTAGATAAAGGAGAGATTCCTAATATGCTCCTTGCTGGTCCTCCAGGTATTGGTAAGACTACAGTTGCAAAGGCTCTCTGTAATGAACTTGGAGCTGACGTTTATGTCATCAACGGATCCGATGAAGGACGATTCCTGGATACTGTCCGAAACAATGCGAAAAATTTCGCTTCGACCGTCTCGCTTACGGCAACTGCAAAACACAAAGTCATCATCATTGATGAAGCAGATAACACGTCCAATGATGTACAACTCCTCTTACGGGCGTTTATTGAGGAGTTTGCTGGCAACTGCAGATTCATCTTCACCTGCAACTACAAAAACAAAATCCTTGAACCCCTCCATTCCCGATGTGCCGTCGTTGAGTTTGGAATCAAAGGAAAAGAACGTCAAGGCATTGCCGCCCAGTTCTTCAAACGTATCCAACAAATCTTGGATACAGAAGGTGTTGAATATGATAACAAGGTCCTGGTAGAACTAATCAATAAGCACTTTCCTGATTGGAGACGTGTATTAAATGAGTGTCAACGATACTCTGTTAGTGGTAAAATTGACTCTGGCATTCTTGCTACCTTCTCTGATGTTGCTGTAAATGAACTTGTTAAAAACCTTAAAACCAAGAACTTTGCGGAGGTTCGTAAGTGGATCGTTTCTAATCTGGACAACGATACTACTGTACTTTTGCGTCGTATTTACGATGCTTGTTATGATGCCCTTGAAAACAATAGCATTCCTGCTGCTGTGCTCGTTCTTGCTAAGTATCAGTATCAGTCTGCATTTGTGGCAGACCAGGAGATAAATATGCTTGCTTGTTTAACCGAAATTATGGTGGAGTGTGAATTCAAATGAATGTTAAATTGATTCGTATGTGGTCTGGCGAAGATGTTGTTGCCGACCTGATTGAAGAAAAGGAAGACTCTATAGTCTTTTGTAATCCTATCGTTGCTGTGCCTGCTGGTAATGGTCAGATGGGATTTGCTCCTTGGTCTCCCCTTCTTAAAGAAAAGGGTGAAGAGTTAGAAGTAACTAAAAACTATGTGGTCTACATTACTGATACGCAAGAACAAATTATTGAACAATATGAAAGTATGTTTTCTGTGATTCAGACACCTAGTAAAAAACTAGTATTATGAAAAATAAAAAAACAAAGGTATTAGCACAAATGAAATCATCTCACTATTATATTTTTTGGGGAATTGCTACTACTGCAGTTGTCTTTGGTCAACTTTATGTTGGAACTGGGTATCGTGTATTGCATCAGGATATGCAAGAACTAC